ATGATCGAACAGGAACCCACGATGGACTGGCCTGCGGTGCTGGCCGAAATCCATCGTCGTGGCATGACGCTTACCGAACTCGCGAACCGGAACGGATTGAATCCGCCCGTGTTTCGCCAGGTGAAAAGCCGCACCAATTTCAAGGCGCAGCAGATCATTGCGGACTTCATCGAAGTGAAGCCGGAAAGCATCTGGCCGACCCGTTACCCCAAAGGGAAACCTCGCATTCTCGATACCGCGAAATTCCCGCCGGTGGCGAGTCAAAAAGCGGGGACGGCAACTGACAGGAAGGCCGCGGCATGAGGGCGATCCTGTCCAATGTGCTGGCCGATCCTGACAGCCTGGGCGATGCCATCGGGGCCTTCGGGTTGCTGGCGGCGGTCGTTGTGGGGTGCTGGATCGGCGAGGCCTTCGGGCTGTGGGGGGCATGATGTTCCATCATCAAACCCTGCCGGTGCTGCCCACGATTGCGCAGATGGCCGTTCTGAACGGGCAGCATCTGCGGCTGGTGGATGGTATGCGACGCCTCGCCGCAGAAGCGCAGGACAGCCCCAACGCCGCCTTGCAAGCCTTTGGTGCGCGCATGGCCGAACGACTGGAGGCGGCGCTGAAATGAGCCTCTGGGACGCGCTTTGCATCCATGCCGCCTACCACAACTGGAACCCGATCTCCCTCATCCTGCGGGATCGCTGGGTGGTCGATGTCTGGAAGGCCTATGGCCTGACCTATCCCGGCTGGCGGGCGCTGCGTTCCTGACGCGCCCGCCGCCCCAGAAACTTCAACAATACAGGCACATAAATGCCCGAACTAATCGACGTTCCGCTTACCTCGATCGAGGTGGGCACTGACCGCGCACGCGATCTTGATCACTTCTGGGCCGAAGGCCTGGCGGCGATCATCGCGGCGCAGGGGCTGATGGCCCCGATCCTTGTCCGCCCCATGGAAGGTGGCCGTTACCGCCTGGTCGCGGGGTTGCACCGTCTTGAGGCCTTCCGTCTGATGGAACGCCCGGCGATCCCGGCGCATCTGTCGGATGCCGGCACGGATGACGAGGCCCGCCTGCAGGAGGTGATGGAAAACCTTGGCCGGGCCGAGCTGATCGCGCTGGACCGTTGCCACCACCTGTATGAGCTGAAGCAGGTCTGGGAGCGGATGTATCCGCAGGCCGCGCATGGCAAGGCATCACCAAAGAGCCAAAGTTTGGCTCTTTCCTCTGACGTGCCTGAAATCTTTGGTTTTGCCAGGGCAACTTCTGAACGGATTGGCCTTAGCTCCAGTGCCATAAAGGCTGCCGTCAAGATCTGGAAAGGCCTCGCCCCCCAGACCCGCGCCCGCCTTCCGGGCACCGATCTTGCGAAGAAGCAGACCGAGTTGAAGGCGCTGTCGGAGATCGCCACGCCGGCCAAACAGGCCAAGGTGCTGGATCTGATCCTGGGCGATACGCATCCGATCGAGAATGTCGCGCAGGCGTTGGCCTATCTGGGAAATGGCGTGGTGCCGAGTGCCCATGAGCGGGCCTTCGTGAAGGTCAGCACCTCGCTTGCCGCGCTGGATGACACGGTCTTTGATGAGGTGATCCTCGCCAATGAGGACCGCGTGGTCGCTGCCCTGAAGCGCCGGGGGCGCCTCTGATCATGGCGCGCTACCGCGACCCCCTGACCAAAGACCTTTTTTCCTGGCAGCCGCCCCAGATCGGGGTGGGCTACGGGGCCGAGGTCACGGGTCGCGGTGCGCTCGACAACCGGATTGCCCGGATGATCGGCCATGCCCTGCGCGATGCGCGGGAAGACGGGCTGAGCCGCGCCGAGGTAGCGCGGCGCATGACCGCCTATCTGGGCCGGTCGATCAGCGAGGCGATGCTCAACAAGTGGTCTTCCGAAGGATCGGAAGATCACCGCATTCCGCTCGACGCCTTCATCGCCCTGGTCCACGCGACCGGCGCGATGGCGTTGCTTGGCTTCGCACCTGGCGAGTTCGGTTTGACGGTGATCGAGACCGAATATGCCGACCTGATCGAGGCGCGGCTGCTGGACGACCACATCGAGGAAATGTTGGCGCGGCGGCAAATGCTGGCCACGCGCCGGAGGTCGAGGAAATGAACCAGACGTTTTTCAGCGCCTTGGAAATCGCGGAAACTGTCCGCCAGCGTGGCCTGACCTGCTGGCCCCATACCGAAAGCGCGTCAATCCGCCGGATCAAGCGTGAGGGCTGGCCTTCGCTGCCCGGGCATTTGGCCCGCGCTCGAGCAGGGCGTGAAGGCGGCGGCGGCATGGAATACCACATCTCGCTGCTGCCCGAGGCGGTGCAGGCGGCGATTGCGGGCCGACGTGCCAAACTTGCCCTGACAGTCCGCCACGATCTGGAGGCGGAGCGGGATCGCCGTCAGGTCGAGGCGATGCGGGTGTCGGCGCTGGATGCTGGCGCGCGTGATGTGATGCAGGCCCGGGCCGAGGTTCTGACTGCAATTGATGGTTATGCCATATCGCGCGGGGAAACCCGCGCCTGGGCCATCGCCCGGTTTGGCGAGGCGTTGGAAGCCTATGCGGCCCGTCAGGAAATCGAACGCCGCCGCGATGCGGGTGAAAACCTGACGCCGCGCGAGGCAGCTTCTCTGGCGCAGCGGCTGGTTCTGACCGCACCAGACGGGTTTCAGATCACCCCCGAGCGGGTAGTTAAGGCCAATGACCGCAAAGCGACATGCGAGGTCAAGCGCGCCAGCCTTTATGCATGGTTCAAGGCGCGTGACGAAGAGGGCGTGCTTGCGCTGGCGCCGACCCCGCCAAAGCAACAGGCGGAGATCCCGGCGGGATTCTACGATTTCCTGAAGTTCTGGGCGATCCCGAAAAAGCCCAGCGTGCCAGCTGCCTATGCGAAATACACCGAAGCGGTGGCGGCGCGCGATGTCGTGCAGCCGATGACGGTGACCTTGCAGCAGGTCCAGTATGTCCTGAAACACCGGATCAAGGGTCTGGACAAGTATGTCGGACGCGAGGGCCTGCTCACGCTGCGGTCCCGCATGGCCTATGTCACCCGCACGACCGATGATATGTGGCCGACCACCGTCTATACGGCCGACGGCAAGACCTTCGATGCTGAGGTTGCTGACCCGGTGTCGAACCGCCCGATGCGCCCGGAAATCACGTCGGTCCTCGATGTCGCCACCCGCAAATGCGTGGGCTATGCGGTGTCGCGCAAGGAGAACGTGATCGCGGTGACCGAGGCCCTGCGCCGGTCCTGCTCCGTCCACGGCATTTGCGCGGTTTTCTACACTGACCGGGGCGCTGGCTATAAAAACAAGGTGATGGACGGCGACGATGGCGCAGCCCTCGGCGGCCTGATGGGGCGACTTGGCATCACCAAGATGCATGCTCTGCCCTATAATTCGCAAGCGAAAGGCATCATCGAACGGTTCAACGCAGTCTGGAACGGCCTGGCGAAGGAATTTCCCACCTATCTGGGCAGCGACATGGACAAGGAGGCCAAACAGGCCATCCACCGGGAAACCCGCCGCGAAATCCGCGAGTTCGGCGCCGCACGCAGGTTGCCGAACTGGCAGGAGTTCATTGCCGCGATCGAAAAGACCATCTCCGAATACAACGACAAGCCCCATACCGGCCTGCCGCGCTTCGAAGATCCTGTAACCGGCAAGATGCGGCATATGTCGCCGAACGAGGCCTGGGATGCCCATGTGAAGGCGGGCTTCCAGCCGGTCACCATCGACCCGGCTGAGGAAGATGACCTGTTCCGGCCTTACGAGATCCGCACCTCGCGGCGCTCGTTGGTCGAGTGGAACACGAACAAGTATTTCCACGAGGCGCTGCAGCGCCATGAGGGCGAAGAGGTCATGGTCGGTTATGACCTGCATCAGGCGGAAAAGGTCTGGGTGCGCGAGTTCGACCGGAACAGCGGCAATCCCGGCAAGCTGATCTGTGTGGCCATCTTCAACGGCAATGCACAGCGCTACATCCCGCTGACCATGGAGCAGAAGGCGCTCGAAGACCGTCAGAAGGCCGCGTTGAAGCGGCTGGACGACAAGCGTCAGGCCAAGATCGAAGAACTGAATGCGCCCTTCCTGTTGGATCAGCAGGCGGTCGAGATCGCAGATTTCATCGACGTGGCATCCCAGCCTGAACCCCAGCCGATCACGTTGGCGGTGGACAATTCCGATGTCGCGGCTGTCCCGGCGCAGCCCCGTCGCCGTGTTTTCGCGACGGATGCCGACCTTGCGGCATGGGCGCTGGAACATCCCGAAGAACTTACCCCCGGGCAGATCGACCTGCTGCGGGACTGCCTCGCGCGCAGCAATGCGCGGGAGGTGTTCAGACTGTCCGGCATCGACACGGAGGCGCTTAGGAACCTCCTCCGTGCCGTTGCCTAAACCAGAAACGTCAAGAATGAGGAGAGCATAGACGATGCGAGACGTATTTGTCGAGACGAGCAACTACCGCAAGTTCATGGGTGCCTTGACCAAGGTCGATGAGCGTGGCGCCGAGGAGGCGTGCATGGTTGTGGTCGATGGCAAGCCGGGCCTCGGCAAGACCGCGACCATGTCCCGCTGGGTCAGCCAGACCCAAAGCGTCTATCTGCGCGCGCAGCGCTGGTGGGAACACGGTGATTTTGTGGCAGAGCTGCTGGCAAACCTTGCGGTGACCCAGCCGATCCGGGGACGCAGGGACCGCTGGAAGCGTATCCTCGACGAACTGGGGAACCGTGCCGAGGATGCGGCACTGGAGGACCGAACCTTCGGTCTGGTGATCGACGAATGCGACCTGGTCTCGGGCAAACAGGAAATCATGGAAACGATCCGGGGCCTCTCGGATATCCAGTTCCTGCCCACGATCATGGTCGGCATGGGCAAGCTGCGCGACAACCTCCGGCGCTTCCCGCAGATCGAGAGCCGCGCCCCGAACAAGATCGAATTCCTGCCCGCATCGCAGGACGATGCCCGTGCCCTGGTGGGCGGGCTGTGCGAAGTTCCGGTCGCCGATGACCTGATCCAGTTCGTCTGGCGCCATTCCAAAGGCTTTTCGCGGGAAATGGTCGAGGCGATCTCGAAGATCGAACGCTTCGGGCGCCGGATCGATGTCGGCCCCGATGGCGTGACGGTGGCTGACATGGCCGGTCAGGTGATCATGTCCAATCGGGAGACCGGCAAGGACATCATCGTGCCGGAGGCCGCACGATGATCGACACCACCAAACCCGGTGCCACAGCCACGGCTTTGCTGCAGCATTTGTCGTCCGGCGCTTGCCTGACAGCCGATCAGATGGCCGAAGAGTTGGGAGTGACGAAGCGACAGGCCATGAATGCCGCGCGCGCACTCCTGCGCCGCCGGCTCATGCGGAAAATGGCAATCGGATGTTTTTCGCTTTCGGAGGACGGCGTGGTGGCGGCGCGAAACGAGGCCGTCATCACGTCCGGGCCGATGGGCAAAACGGGGGTGATCGCTACGCGCACCCACACCCTCCGGGAGCGTGCCTGGATCGCCATGCGCATTCGCCGGCGCTTCACGATCGGGGAAATCGTGGCCGCGGCCTCCAGGGAGGAGGAGAAGAACGCCAGGGAGAACGTGCGCAAGTTTATCGTCCAGCTTGGGCGGGCGGGTTTTGTGAAGGAATTGCCGAACCGCCTGCCGGGAACGCGCATCGGCAGCAACGGCTTCAAGCGTTTCATGCTGGTCCGCGACACTGGCCCCCGCGCGCCGGTCTATCGGGCCGAACTTCGGGTGATCCATGACGCCAACACCGGGGAGAGCTTGCCATGCACCCCCCGCTGAACCTCGATTTGCCCGAACCGGAGTGGATTGGCCTTTGCCGCGCGGAAGTGTCGAGGGGCAAGACGATCTCGCAGGTGGCGCGGGAATGCGGAATGCCGCGTTCGTCGCTGTCGATGCTGCTGTCGGGTGATTACCCGGCCCAAAGCCTTGATCTGGTTACCCGGAAATATGGCCAGCGGATCGTCCAGATCTATCGCGATGCGATCATCTGCCCTCACCTGCACCGCACCATCCCTTCCGATGAGTGCCGCGCCCATGCCGCAGCGCCGATGACAACTTCCCACCCCGAAATGCTTCGTCAGTGGCGCGCCTGTCGCCGCTGTCCCCAAAACCCATTGTCGAAGGAAGCTTCCGAATGACCCTGAACTTCCCTGCCCATCATCGCCCCCCGCATGCGGTGGCCCAGCTGGTTGCAGGCTGGCACGGCGTCCCGCTCGATACCCTGGCATCGGGGGAGACGAAGATCACCGTGGCCGTGGCCCGTCAGGAACTTGTGCAGATCCTGACGGAGTTCACCCCGCTGGGCCTGGCGGATATCGGCGTTGTTCTCAACCGCCCGCCGACTGCCATCGCATATCTGCTGCGATTGGCCAAAGCGGCGGAGCAATCGAACGATGCGACCAGGCTGCGGATGGCCGCTCTGCGGAATGCCGTGATGGAAATTCCGGCGGAATTCGGCGTGCCCAGGACGGCATCCGCCAATGACGTCGCTCGCGCGGCCATTGGTCATCAGGTGCCCGGTGCCTTCGAGCGCCTGGCCATTGCCAATATCGCGGCCGTCGAGGTGCTGCGCGATCCCAGTCTCTCGGCCGAGGACGCGCGCCATGCGGCCTTCTGCCTGCTCACCCGGCCGACCGTCGCTCCGGTGGTCACCGCCGATATCATTCCCATGGAAGGAAGAACTCAATGACCCGCGAAACCAATATCGTGCCCTTTGAGGTGCCGTCCGGCATCACCGAAGTGCATGACAAGAGCTACATGGCAGACGCCAAGGGTGCCCTCGTGCCGGTGGAGCTGATCAAGGTGCAGCATCTTCTCGAGGATGCCGCCGTGCGCAAGATCATGGGGTTCGCGCTCGCGCTTTCCGCCCAGATCACGCGCTTCCGGGGGCACACCTTCACGGATCTTGGCGAGCTGGATGCTGATCTGGCGCAGAAGTATGGGCTGACCAAGGGTGGGCCGAAGGGCAATCGCACCTATTCCACCCATGACGGTTTGTTCGCTGTCGAGGTTCGGGTTCAGGACCAGATCGATTTCGGGCCGGAGCTGCAGATCGCCAAGGCTCTCGTCGATGAATGCCTGAACGAGTGGGCCATTGATGCCCGCCCGGAGTTGCGCGCGTTGGTGACCCGCGCCTTCAATACCGACAAAGAGGGCAAGATCAACCGTTCCGAAATCTTCATGATGATGCGCCTCGATGTCGAGGACGCGCGGTGGAACGAGGCGATGAGCGCCGTCAAGGATGCCATGCGCGTCGTCGGATCGAAATCCTACCTGCGCTTCAGGATGCGCGAAAGCTTCGATGCCGCCTGGCAGACGATCACCATCGATCTGGCGGCAGCGTGATGACGATGGACATTCCGATGCACACCACGGCGGGCCTGATCGATCTGGCCCACCTTCAGCCCGGTCATATGACCGCTGAAGCGATCGGCGACACGCTGGCCAAGATCAACCGTTTCAACGGCCGCACGCCACACCCATGGTCGGTGGCCGCGCACTCTGTCCTGGTCGAGGCGCTGTGCCCAGAAGTCGATATGAAGGGTTGGGCGCTGCTGCACGATGCGCATGAGGCTTTTATCGGCGACATCACCATACCGGGGCTGGAACTGATCTGTGCCTCCGGCACCGGGATCGCGGTCAGGAATGCCGTCAAGAATGTCAAGGGATCGTTGGATCGCAAGATCGGCGGTGCCTGGGAATGTGCGCCCCGCTCCCAGTCCTATGAGGTGCGGCGTGCGGACTGGCTGGCATGCGAGGCGGAGATGGCGGTGTTTTTCGGCGCCCCTCTCGACGCGCATCCGCCGGCCGATCGCGAGCAGATCCTGCGGGCCTGTGACCTGATTTCTGATCTTCCGACGGGCGGCCGCTGGGAAGCGGCGCGCGACCTGTGGATCTCGCGGGCCGAAGCGCTCGCCTCGATGGGGCTGCTGCGGCTGCCCCGTTCCAACACCCACACCGATCTCTGAAACCAAAGGAAACCCCATGTCCAATGTTCTGCCGAAGTCCGATTTCGTGAAATACCTGTCCGATGCGTCGGGTGTCAGCCAGGCCCATGTGACGGCCGTGCTGGGCGCCCTGGGTCCGGTGATCAGGACGAGCACCGCCGAGGACTATACGGTCAATCTGCCCGGCCTCGGTCGCTTTCAGGAAAAGGAACGTGCCTCCCGCATCGGGCGCAATCCGCGCACCGGGGCCGAAGTCGAGATCGCCGCATCGCGTGCGCTGACCTTCAAGGCATCGAAGGTCTCGAAATCCTGACAGCGAAACCAGCGTCCGGGCATGGCCCCGGACGCTGGTCGGCCGGGCGTGGTGGCCCGGTCCTGATGAGCGGCCGGAGGCAGCAATGACCATCATGTTGAGAGACCGCCCGGATGGGCAGGTCGAGGTGATCCTGAACCGCCCGGAAGTGATCGGCGTCATGCGCGATCACGATATGGCGGCCCAATTCATCGCGTTCCTTCAGGATCGCGATCCCGAACTCAAGCTGGCGGGCGATGCGGTGCCGCTCGAGCCGGATACGCTGGAAGATATTGCGGCGGCTGCGGATGTCGCTGACGGTGTCGCCCGAACCGCCGCGCCGAAGCCGGGTGTTCGGCGCGTGTCCAAGGCGCAGTTGCCGGCAATCATCACGCGGCCCAGCCCGCCGGCCAGGCGCGCCCAGGAGCGTCTCCAGCTCACCGAGGAGCAGCGGGATGCTGCCTTCCTGCGGCTGGGGGGGGGCGAGCCGATTGCCTCTGTAGCGCCGGATTTCGGGCTGTCGCAGGCACAGCTGCGGGGCGCCTGGGGGCACCATTGCAAGGTCATGCAGCGCCATCTGGCCGAGGGCGGACAGGTTCCCTGTGCTCTGTGCAAGAAGCCGTTCACCCCTTCGGTGTCGCATCCGGAAACCTGCGCGCGGTGCAGCCATGAATGATGTGGTGAGCACGACCCGCTTTTCCGACCGCTGCGAGAACCCCGGCTTTTACGATCGCTGGACCTGCCCCGCGTGTTACGTCGACCTTGAGGGTGCGCGCCCGGGCGAGGCAATTTGCCCGGCTTGTGGCGAGAAGCTGCAGCTGTCGGTCGATTATGAACCTGTCTGCGTTGCACAGGTTGTCGTGCCCCGGGAGGCGCGCTGATGGCGAAATTTTCTGACGCCAGCATGATCCAGCGCCGCCAGATGATCGAGGAGGCACTGGCCGAAGCTCTGGGGCATATCCTGGACATTTCCAAAGACCAGGTCTCGGGAGAGAGGTTCATTTTCATCGCCACTTCGAGCGAGGAATGCGACCAGTTTTCGCTCTGGGACATCGCCTCTGAAATCGAGGTGAAACTGGCATGAACACAATCGCCATCATCAACATTGCCAGGGGCCAGCTCGGCATGGTCGAGGACGATTACCGTGCGATGCTGGTCCGGGTGACCGGGCTGGCCTCGCTGCGACAGATGTCGGAACGTCAACGTATCGATGTTCTGGATCAGATGAAGAAGATGGGCTTCCGGGTGCAGTCAGGCGGCAAGCGGGTGCCGAAGTCCGTGCCCGGCTATGTCAAGAAGCTCTATGCTGTCTGGTATAGCTGCCACAAGCTGGGTGTCATCGAGGACAAGTCGAACACAGCCCTGCGCGCCTTTTGCAAGCGGCAGTTGGCCCGGAATTCGGCCAATGTCGTCATTGATCCGGATCTGCTCACCTATCCGCAGGCATCGATCGTCATCGAGACGCTGAAGAAGATGGAGGCGCGCGGCCGCAAACTGCGCGAAGAGGCACCCTGATGGCAATGCGCGTTGTCAGGGCAGCGGCTGTTGATGTGCGCCGGCTATGGATGGACCAGGAGCGGACGCTGCCACAGGCGGCGGCCGCGCTTGGCATGTCGGTCGATGCCTTGCAGGCGCGCGCCACCCGGATGAAATTGCCGCCCCGGCGCGGCGGACGCCGTGAAGTGGTCCGTCCTGGTCAGGAAGCCGAGTTCCGCGTGATGTGGGCGGCTGGCATCTCCGCACGGCAGATCGGGCTGTATTTCGGCTGTTCGTATTTCGCCACGATCAACACTGCCCGTCGCCTTGGACTGGCTCCGCGAGGGGCCAACTTCCGGCCGAAAATGACTGTCGCTCAGTTTCTTGAGGTCCGCCTGGCCGTGGCGATGACGGCAGCGATCGAGCGGGAACGGGGGGCAGATCGATGAGCGGCAAGATCGGTCTGCCCCTTTCTATGGTCGAGCTGGCCGAAACTCTCGGGCTGCAGATTGCCCTGTCGCTGATCCAGAACTTCGGTGGTCAGGATATCAAATGGCCCGTCCGTCCCCGGCCGGACCACCCGGTCATCAAAGCACTTGGTGAGCGGGACGGGCTTGCTGTATGTGAGTATCTGGGTGGCAGTCCGCTGTATATCCCGCATGGCCGGCCGGGGCGGGTGAGCGCAGCCAGGATTGCTGCGCTTGAGGCCGCAGGGCTTGATCGTGCGGGTATTGCGCGCGCCCTTGGTGTCAGCGCACGTCATGTGCGGCGCGTCGCAAACCGCTCCGACGATCCGCGCCAATACAATATGGACATTTGACGGACCTATGTCCGTGCGATCCCTGCGTGGCGTCAGGCCATACCCGATCCAGAGCTCTTCCCGATCGAGGTATCGCCGCAATGGACTTCCTGTTCAAGAAACCCGCCCGCCCGGTTGACCGGGTCTTTATCCATTGCTCCGCGTCCGACCGGCCCGAGCATGACAGCTGGGCGGTGATCGACCAGTGGCACCGCGAAAAAGGCTGGGCGGGAATCGGGTATCACTTCTTCATCCGCAAGGACGGCACCCTTGAGGCCGGGCGCAGTCTTGAGAAGACCCCGGCGGCGCAGGAGGGCAACAATCTGCGCACCATCGCGATCTGCCTGCATGGGCTGGATGTGAGCAAGTTCACGGATGTGCAGTTGTCGACCCTGCGCGGCTTGTGCCTCGATATCGATGTGGCCTATCGCGGCTCGGTGACTTTCCACGGTCACCGTGAGGTGGCGCGCAAGGACTGCCCGGTGATCGACTATCGCGCCGTGTTGCGTCTCGACGGGCGTGGCGGTCTCGGCGATCTCGCAGGCCTGCCGGATATGGTGCGGCGTGACCGCCCTCCGGCGCTGGAGGAAATCGAGGTGCTGCCCGTTCTGACGCGCACGTTGCGCCAGGGCGACAAGGGCGATCTCGTCAAGGATCTGCAGAAAATCCTCGGCACGATCGGCTATTTTACCGGCGCGCTGGATGGTGACTTTGGCAAACGCACCCGGGCGGCCGTGCTGGCCTTTCAGGCTGACAATCATCTGGTGCCCGACGGCATCGTGGGGCCGCTGACGCGCGAAGCCTTGGGTGAAGCCAAGCCGCGCGAAGTGGCGCCCGCACGGGCCATGGCGTCCCTTATGGACCTCTCGGCGGGTGGCAGCCGCATCGCGAAGGCGTCGATCGGCAATGGTGCGGTCGGCGCGCTGATCGCGGGCGGTGGGGCGATGACAGTGCTCGACCAGCTGACCGGCGCGGTGTCGGAAATCACAGGTCAGAGCGAGGCCATCCAGCGGCTGTTCAACGATCATGGCCTTGTGGCTGGCCTGGTCATCCTCGCGGCCGGTGCCTTCGTGGCGTGGCAGTCCTGGCGCGCCGGGCAGGCACGGCTGCAAGACCATCGCACCGGCAAGACGGCGTAAGCCGAAGAAACGAGCAGGCAGACTATCGTGACCGACATCAATTTCCACGCCGAGCGGATCGACCAGGCGCATCGCCGGCTGGACGCGCAGGAAAAGCGCATCACCAGCCTCGAGACCCTGACGGCCGTCACGGCCGAGCGGAACCAGAACATCCGCGATGATCTCAACGACATCAAGGGCAGCCTGACATGGATCACCAGACTGGTGATCGGCGGGATCATCGCCGGCGCCGTGGCGTTCCTGATTTCGGGGGGCTTCAATGTCGGCTCGTGACGATCTGAAACGCAAGGTGCGGTCGGACTACGTCTTTCGCCGCATGATGCAATCGACCATCGCTGCCGCTTACGGTGTTTCCGAAGCGACGGTCGGGCGCTGGAAAAAGGCCGCCAAA